TACTGGTGCTGCTGGAGTTACTGAACGTGGAGTACTAGGTTTAGGACCAGTAAGTTGAGGTGCAGGCACTAGTCCTGTAGATCCACCTTTTGGTTCAATCTTAGTCATTCCCTTAGGCTCCATCTTTATCATGGGCTCTTTATTAGCTCTTGTTACAACTTTGTCGTTAATCTTGTTAACTTTAGTAGCTGTTCTTTTTACTATCTTATCTACTTTAGCAGCAGTTCTAATAGTACGTGCATCTTGACGGTTTGTAATTCTCGCAGAGCGCACAGCTTGTCTTGATGCTTGACGAGCAGCTCTTACTGGGTTTTTTGGAGGCATTGTATTATATTTTATTTTTTACGTTTAATTGATCCACCCCTTCTCTTCGTGACATAGTTTCTTTTTACAGCAGGTCCTTCAGGAGCTTGTCCGTATGCATTATTTTTCATACGGTCAAAATTCTGAATACCTATATAGTCATTCTTAGAAGATGGTCCATAGCGGCCTACATCAGCTTTCTTCTTTTTACCAAAAGATATTTTATCTATGGCCCCCAATAAAGCTTTCTTAGCCTCATCCGCTTTAGCCTTATCTGTAAAGGTATATGGTAAAGTGTTTTGACGGGTCTCACCTTTCTTAGGATCTAAGAACATATCTGGTACATAACCGTAGTCATCCTTCTTTTTAACAGGTGCTGTTTTTTTCTTAACTGGAGCCGCCTTTTTAACTGGGGCAGCCTTCTTAGCAGGGGCAGCAGCTTTTTTAGCATCATCAGCAGTCTTTCTAGCAGCAGCTTCAGCAGCACGTCTCTTAGCATCTGCTGTCATTTGTTGAGATTGCTGTTGCGCTGCTGGGCTTTTATATGGAGCATAAGAAGGTCCTTTAGCTGCAGGAGCTTTAGGCTTAACACCATATGTAAGTAAGTCCTTACCAGTAAATCCTGTTTTAGGAGTTGTTTTAGTTGATGCTGTAGGAGTAGTAGCAGTAGACTTTTTCTCAACTGCTTTTGCAGCTGGGTATGCTTTTACTTTAGATTCTGTTTTAGGAGTGGGCTTAGCATTAATTCTAGCAATCTTAGTAGCTGTTCTTGCTTGTATATTAGCTATTTTTTTGCCGGTCCTAACTGTACGTTCATCTTGACGGTTGGTTACTCTAGCTGCTCGTACTTGTTGTCTACCGGCTTGTCTTGCTGCCCTAACTGGATTCTTTGGAGGCATTGTTTTAAATATATATTGTTTATACTAAGTTAATTAAGAATTCCAATACTTCTCCACTTTTTTTGTAATATCTTGAAGAAGTTCATCATTTAATGGATTCTTAAGATACTCAACAACATCCGCCTGGGTTCTTCCTAAAAGAGATGCACTATCCTTGTGATAGATAAATCCATCTGCTTTTGCAATAACAACTTTATAATACACAGAGTCTTTTACAACACAGCGTAGTTTTAAAGTTTCCATATCTAGTGCACATGCATCTAAGAAGTTTTGTGCTGCACGGTTTCCAGATTTCTCAGTTCCTTCTCCTGTAATGAATCCATCCATGCTGTCATAGATTACATCATTTGAAGTATTCTTCTTATACTGGGCACCTGCTACGTCAACTACCTTAGCTACATATAACAGTTTATTTGTATTCTTATCAAACAATTTCTGCAACTCAGCAAGTGCTTTGTTACGTAATTTCTTAGTTTCAGTTTTAGTAGATACAGTTTCTTCATACTTATCTAAATAAAACTTTGGTGCTTGTTGACGTGAACGTGCATCTTCATAGCTTCTTGCAATAATACTAAAACCTCCTGCATTAATAGCACAGATCTTAACCATATCATAAGGATCATTTGGATCCAAATAGATTGGAGTATTACCACACTTCATGTCAATCTTTCCCCAGAACTCATCATTGTCTGGTCTTAGCAATTCTACTTTACTCCAAAAGTCTTTATCTTCTGGGTCAAGAACATTAGATGCTAGCATTTGCTCAAGCTCGCATATAGTCTTTCTTATATCCATGATCTTAGCAGCACGTACTTCAGGATCTGGAATATTTCTAATGTCTGGAGCAAACTCATTAAGTCCTGTAACATAGCGCTTAACGCCATTGTTCTCAAGACATGCTAATTGTTCAAAGTGTGTTACTCCCTCAAATAGAGAAAGTCCATACTGCTCAAGACCCATATTAGATAGTTTCCCATCAAAATAAGGTTTTACAGCCAACGGGCTGCGTTTATTATTAAACTTAGTTTCTACAAGTGTAAAGCTGCTCATAACGGTTGGTTTTTGTTTTTTATTGGTTTTTGTAAAAGTAGTAAAAAAGGGGGAGATTTTACCCTCCCCCTGTTTACAGATTATTTATGATTAGAATGATCCACCAGTGATTGGGTTACGCATAACAATCTTCAATACTTTGGTTGGGTCTTTAACCCAGATCGCAGGCATTGTTTGAGACATGTATACACGGTATCCGTTAAACTGTCCAGAGCTTTGGAAACCTTGGGTACGTCCCATGTAATCCATAGTTCCGTTCTGGTACCACCACTTCAATTGGTTATCCCAATCTAATTTCAACAAGTAGATGTTGTCATTAGTGTTGTCAGTGATATCAAAAATGATGAATGAATAAGAAGACAATGGGAAACCATCAATGATTGGGTTTTCAATGTCATTGGTATGTAAGTTGTCAAACGCTGGATTCAACACAAACTTAACGTTAGCCAAGAATGGGATAACATAAGAAGTGTAAGCAAATCCAAAGTTCAAATCCATACCTGAACCAGTGATAGCTCCGATGTCATGAGCTTGGATCAACAATCCAGAAGCCATTGCCTCACGCTTGATTGCCTCATTAACCATACGCATACCACCCATACCAGTTTGTACAATCAACTGACGCTTAGGGTCTGGACCTTGAAAGTCAACCTTACCAGCATAGAAGTTGTAAATCTCTGAACGGAACAAATCCAAGTTGAAGTTAGACTTGTTGTAGATACGCTTGAATGAGTTATCCAATTGTCTCCAAAGACCCACAGACAAACGGATATCATCTGGACCATCTTGACGCACACGTCCACCTTGTCCCCACATTAAGTAAGTCTCAATGTCAGTTGCTACTTTAGTCAAGTGAGCTGCTTCCATTGCAGTCAAGAATGTACGAGATAATGAACCATTATCCATAGCACGCTTAACATAATCCTTACCCATGCGTGAAACCATAGTCTCAAGACTAGTTACAGCTGGATCAGTTGTTTTGTCAAAGTTACGCCAGATCTCTACTACAGGTACAGTACCATCTGCTTTCATTCCACCTTTGATCATAAGATCAGCGCGAGAAGATACAGAATAGTGTACGTGTGCTTCTGATCCTCCTACAAAGTTGTAGAATTCACGGAAACCAGTAGCAGTTACAATGTCAGAGAAACGCTCTCCGTACTCACCACGAGCAGAACCTTTACGGTAAAGCTTAGTACCAGGAGTTAAGTAATCTGCACTAAGTCCATAAGATGAATCATTGTTCACCAATTGAACTGTGTATAAGAAAGCATCACCTAGAGGAATAATATCATCTGCAGTGATGTACATCTCAGCACCGTTGTATTTGTCATAAGTGATTATATCACCATGTCCAAATTCTCTGCGTGAGATTTTGATTTGGAAGGTTTGTCCGTCAACACCTACGTTGTCAAATGAACCACCATTCTCTTCTAAGTCAACAATGTAAGGAAGATCCATTACAACTGGTGTTTGCCACTTGTACTCTCCACGAGCATTATTAACATTAATTACGTTCTTTCCACCAAAGCTAGACATTTGGTACAAAGGCATTTCTACCTTTTGCGCCATTGCCCAAAGATCCACTGGTCCTAAGTCCATAGGTTCAGCGTTCTTGAGCATGTTAACCAAGTGGTAAGAATCTACGTGTGAACTAGCTGCGTAGTTGGTATCTCGTAGAAATATACCATTGTTTAAAACTGGAGTTGCCATGTTTTTTTTTGTTTATTTAAGGGTTAGTTAATTATCTTTTAAAGAAATTACCACTGCGTGGAATTTTTCTTTGTGTTGTTTCTTCTTGTTCTACAACTGGAGTACTGCTTGCCATCTTAGCTTGTTCAGTCTTAAGCTGACGTACTGTCTTCTCCACTTGTGCATTTTTGCCTTGTTCCTTTACTCTTGCTTCATATCCTTCTTCATCAGCAAGTAACCAAAGTACCTTAGCAATTTTATTATAATCAGGTTCTACATACTGGTATTTCTCCAATAAGTGACCTAACATATTAGTTTGCTTACCAGAGATAGATGGGTAGTTAGGTTGTACAAGACCAGTGTATAACATACCTTGAGTCTTCTTATCTATCTTAATCCCATTAACCTCACCTGCATTTAATGTATTATATACATTTTGCATGTAAGCGTTTGCTGCTGCAGTTTGTTGTTTACGCATGTTCTCTTGCTGTGCAAGTTTCTGCGCTACAATGTGTTCCTGCATTTTATCCAACTTTGGTTTGAACTTAAGAGCTTTTGCTTCTAAATCTCCACGGTCTTTCCAACCATAGATCTCTTCATCAATCTCTTCATCATTACCAAAGCTTGTAGCTCTAAGGTATTCCCGTATAATTTGTTCTTGGTCCTTAGTATCCTTTGGATCAAGTTGACGGTGTTCTTCTACCTCAGACAGCACGCGGAACAATCCTTTAAGATCTTCTCCGCCATCTGCTACATATTTTGCAGCTACCTGTAGTTCTTCTGGAAGTGAATCAAAAAATTCAACAGGAGTAGATTGACGGATCTGATTCTCTTTGTCAGCAATGTTTGCTTCTAATAGTTCTTCAAAATCCTTTTCAGTGTAATCATCTAAAGACTTGTCATCTTCAAATGGTACAATCTGTCCCTTTTCAATAAGCTTGTTAAACAATTTGCTTAATCCACTTTTATCTACTTTAGGACGTCCTGGTTTTGGTTGATTGTCTTCCTGATCATTCTCTTCAGATCCACCTAAGAACTCTTTGTCAAGTTCTTTAAGTACATCTGCTGGGTTTTCTGCAGGTTTCTTATCTTCATTTGATTCTGAGTCTTCTTCATCAGAATCTTTGTCAAGGAAAGAGAGATCAGTAGAAGGCTGAGTAAACATACTAGGCTTCTTCTCTGTCTCAGGGAGCATAACGTTTTCTGCACCCGGTGTGCCTAGAATTTCATCTAGGTTCATCTCTACTTGTTCAATAGAGGTAGTTTCTTGGTTGGTTTTTTCTTCAGTAGCCATGAGTGTTGGTTTTTAGTCTACAATAATAATATACACAAAAATAAGAGTTTAAACTTTGTAAATTAGCATGAATTATTTATTAGTCTGCATTATATCGCTAAAGTTTATTTCTCTTTCTTTTTCTTTTGAGATTCCTTGTCATACTTATTCTTATTCTCACGTGCAATCTCCATTTGAGTCTGTGCAATCTCACGTTGAGTGTTTAACTTTTGCTGCTCCATGTTCATTTTATCTCTATGGGCATTCTCTTTGGATGCTTCTTTCTGTTGGTTAAGATTCATAGTTTCTTGATACTGATCTGTTTTCTGTAAATTGTTCATGTAATCTACATAGTCATTCTGTTCATTTTTATTAGTATCCTGCATAGCACTATAACCAGCAGCCTTAATCTGAGCCTCCATGATACCAGCCTCTCTATCTTTCTGATTTTCAGCAGCTTCAAACTCCATCTTCATTCTAGCTTCTTCAGTCTTAGCTTGTAGCATTTGATCTTGCATTTGTTGTTGAGACTGCATTTGTTGTTGTTTCTCAGCTTGTTGTTTCTTCTCAGCTTCCTTAAGAATATGAGTTACTTCAGCAATAGACTCAGATTTAATAACATTACCTATATCAAATATAGAAGCTCCTGTTGTATTATTCTGAATAGCAATCTGCTTCAGTTGTTCCAACATAGCTCTATGATTAGCTTTAGTAGTACAGAAGATATTAAGATCTCTCATTAATAAGTCAGTACCATTGATCTCAAAGTTCTTACGCTCATCCATTCCAGTGATATACTGCAATCTTGTAGATGGCTTAGTTGAGTTATAGTACTGAGCCAGGTCTGTACGCATCTGATGCACGCGAGGCATCAAGTAATCACAGTGTTGTATGAAGTATGTCTCAGTTTGAGCATAACTTGCATTAACTGATTGCTCAACTCCTGTAGCAGTTTGTTGTCCAATCTGTTGTCCTAAACGCTGTGGAGTAATACCAATTACCTCAAAGGCTTGTTGTTTAAAATAGTTAGCTAACTGAATACGAGACATCAAGCGGTTAGTTTGCTCAAGGTCAAGCTTCTGATAGTGTTGGAAAGAAAGTGCATTCTCTGTATTGGTAATGGAAGTATCCAATGGTAACATCTGGAAGTTCTTCATTGCAACATAAGCTTTTGCTAAGTTGTTCTTTCCCCAATCTTCCCCTAGTGAGTGTCTTGGTAAAGCGTTCTGATCCAGTAAGATAACAGTTCCTAATTCATCTACAAGGATGTCAGCAATCTGGTTATTTACAATATTGTATCCAATCTGGAAAGGTTTCATTAAGTCAACCAAAGAAGTAGATCTTGTATTACGGTCTGTAAATACAGATCCTTCTACTGGTAACTTACAACCATACATTGAGTTGTCACCTTTAAATTGAAACTTAAGGGGACTAATCAAGTTTTGATTAATACCTAAGTAGATAGGATTAATACCTCCGGGGTTATTACTTCCCCAGAATGTAGGACGGTTAGGTCCAATCTTAACACCACCCCATACCTCATTGATCCAGATCCAGTCTATGTGCTCACCAAATACTAAGTTATCCTTAGTCTTATTCTTAATGATATTGGTATCATAAACAGGTTTATCTGTAACCTTATATGTTTCATCTATGATATCTTGGGTAATGTTACCATTATCAGAGATACGTGTAAGGTGACCAACTCTACGTTGTGATTTCCAGTATACAGATGTAACACGTAACATGTTACTCATACCCATATCAAAGTAGTCTTCACTACTCATCATGATCCAGTTTACTATATCTCCACCATACTTTGCATTATCCCACATTGATGTAAACTGACGGTAACCTAGTGAAGGCATCTTAGTGTTCCAATCATGAGACTTAGTAGCATCATAGTAAGCTCCATCATTTTGATAACCTTGAATGGGATAACCAGCAGATCTTACAGGATAGATAAGCTCTAATGCTTTCATTTGATCCTCTGTCATCAACCAACCATAGCGGTCAATAACATCTGCTACAGTCATCATGTCAAACTTACCAACCCATTGTGATTGAGATATATAACGGTTGTCTGGAGACTTATGATAGAATGTAAGAACCGGGTTCCATAACTCTACATCATAATCATCTTCAAGCATACGGAAGTGCCAGAACTCTCTGTCTGTAATAAGCATGTCACGGAAGCCACGCTCTTCTAACTCATCCATTCTAAATCTTTCTACATCTACACGGTGTTGGTGTTCTGACCACTGCTCCACCATGCTTCTATAATCCTTATTAAAAAACTGTTGAATCTCTGGAAGAGACTTTAAGTTATCAGGACTCATTTGTTGTTTGAAATCTTCTGAATTTGGATCAGCCTCCATCTCAGCTAATTTCATAGCCATTTTCTGTTCAGCTTCATAAAGAAGAGATTGTTCTACTTGACTTCTTTTAAGCTCAAGCATCTCATTATATGAGGTCTCATCTACGGCAGTATAAGTTACACGAGTATTTCTTTTAGCAAACTCAGCAACTAATGTATTAATTACATTAGGTACAATAGGGTAGAATTTAAGTTCTAGGGCTGACGCATCTTCTTTAGTTAAAGTATCTATAAGATCAGCATACTCGTTATCCTCTTCTACTATATAGTCAGTCTTATCTATAATACCTTTTGCAAGTTTATAGTTTTTCATAAGTCTGCGTGCATTTCTACGCACATGCTTAAGGCCTTCCCACTCCAGCCAGTCAAGATTCCAAGCAGCCCATTCCTGATCCTTCTTAGATTTTGGTAAAAATTGAATAGGCTGATTGAGAGTACCCATACGGTTGTACTCACCCTTAGCTCCATTCTTTAACTGCATTGCGTTATATACCTGCATACTATCTTAAATTTTTAAATGCTGAGCGTGGCATTGGCATACCATCAAACTTATGCCCTCCACCACCCATGTGACGGAACGGGCTCTTATTTAATTTACTGAAATTATTGCGGTTATCCAAGTTTTTTCCCGCTCCAGTTTCTTCATAGCGCTTTTTATAACCTCTATTTGCCTGTTGTACTTTAGCAAAAGCTACTAAAGCTGCAAATGATACAAGTCTATCCACGTTAACTCCATCCCTATATGCCATCATTTCTCTGAGTAACATTATGTCTGGGATACGCTCTATACCATATGTTGTCTTAACTATCTTACCATCCTTGGTAGTTTCTTCATGTAACTCTTCTTTTAGGAAGTCAATAGCATAACTTAACATATGACTTTTAAATAAAGTCCCTGTATTTCTCCAACCATATTCTTGGAACACATTAGCATTAGCACCAATGTCTTTTAGGAATAAGATCTGAGATCTGGGTACAAGATACTTCTGTTTTTTTCTAAACATCATATAATTGATAAACTGACTAATATTATTCTCAACAATAGTCCATGCGTTATACCATTCTATAATAAGTTCTAATCTCTCATGAGTTTTATTAATATCATCAAAACGTCCGCACCAAGCAGCTACAATTTTATCTTGTTCTATATAAGTCTCAACAAGTTCACCATCATTTTTAGTTACTTCTACAGGAGTCTTATATACATAGATAGAGCATAGGGATTCTGATGTTGTGGTTTTTCCTTCACCCACGGGGTCAACACTAGCATAGTACATTCCAAACTCAGGGTCTTTAACCGGACGCTCATATACCACAAGTACTCCTGTTTTATCCTCAGTAGTTTTTGTAATAGGAAATTCTGTTATAGGTAACTTATTTGTATCTGCTACAGATACATCTCCTTTATCACTTCTATAAATATCTAGATACTCATATGGATATGATTTGTCCTCAATTCTACGGATCTGAGCAGTAACCAAATGCTGTGGAAACATTGATACTGTTCTAAAATCAAATGCTTCTTTAATATTTCTAGGATGCTGAGATATACGGAGTTGATATTCTTGAGGAGCAAGTTCTCTTTTCCATTCAGCAAACTGTTCATCTAATGCAATAAGAGCCTCTTCTACTTTAGAGTTACCGTACTGATCAATAAAGGGAGGCATTGACCATTGCTCAGGAATAAATAATCCTGTTCTACCAGAAATACCGGTCTCATCAATAAGATTAGATTCAACTGAATATATATCATTAGCATCTGGTCTAGTGATCATTTTCTTAAGTGGATCACACTGAGACAAGTCACCCACAGATCCTGCAGCAATAAACATTCCGGTGGTCATGAATCCTGATTTCATAGCAGGACGTATGTACTCAAATGTTGTATCCATCTTAGGAGCAATACCTGCTTCCTCATGAAAGAAGTACTTACATGGTCCACCTACACCATTAGTAGGGTCCTTCTCAAAAGACATACCTTGCATTACACCTTTAAGTCCTATCTCTGTTTTACGTTTCTGAATACCTGTAGTAGTCTCAATCTTTTGTTGCCACATCATGACCTTGTTAGGGTTCATAGGACGGTACCAAGCTGTGTGCTGATTTAAGAAAGCCTCATATTCATTAAGGAATTTCCAAGTACCTTTCTCATTGATATAGTCTTTAAGACTAGCGCCCATCTTAAGAGTAACTCCTTCCTCAAACCAGATCTGATTAATTAGCTTACCCGCATGGTAGTATGATGATGCAATCTGACGTTTCTTTAAAATAGCAGCATGTCTATAATGTAACTCTGCTAGACATTCATATAGGGCTAAGTGATACTGAGCATCTCTTACATCAGCAAAACCAAACTTTTGAATCTCTTTATTGAAGATAGGTAGAAAGTTTAACCACATATAATAGTCACGTGGTATATACCAAGCATTACCATTATTTTTATATATAGCCCCTACTCTACATTTATTCTTCTGGTCATTCCAAAATATTATAAAATCTTTAGTTCCTTGTGGGGCCTTGCAATAAAAGTTAAACTCATTAAAGTGTCTAGCTTGTTCATTAAACATCTTGCTAGTCTCATCAAACTCATACTGACCAGGTTCTTTAAATATGCTAAATACAAAGTCCTTGAAATCATCACGAGTAGGAAAGGTGGTCACTGACCACTCTCCATTTTCCCATGTAGGAATTTCTATATCAGTTTGTTGTAGCATATTAATTACATTTGATCATATGCAAGTCCTGCACCCCCGCGTGCGCGACCCCCTTGTTCTTCTTGAAGATCTTTATAAGCACCCTTATAAGCATCACGTATTTGCTGGTATTTTGCTGCAGCATTTATAAGTGCTGTTAAGTTACCATCTCTACCATCAGTTATATTGGTTACCTCCATATACTTACCAAGTCTATCAAGCATTTGCTTGATACCATTGTAAGCTCTAGATGTTGGTGTCTCATATAATTTTCTACAGAACTCTAGCGCTCCGGGGATAAAGTCATCCTCAGAAGTAAAATCTGCATCTATCTCAACTAGTACAAACTCTTCCTTATCATCATCTGCAATATGGAAAAAAGGGTTAATGTCTGGGTTCGGACAACTCATATAGAATAAATACTGATATACTTTTATGTAATTCTCAGGATACTCATCCATGATTCTTCTAAGTGTAGGTAATGTATAACAGCTTTCACTTGGTACCATCACCCCATCCTGTATATCAAATAACTTAACTAGCATCTTTTAAAAGGTTTATTATACTTATCACTTCATTCTTAAGGTAAGGTGCCTCATATTCTACAACTGAGTTTACAACAGGTTCTCCTGACATGTCATATAATACAACTCTGTTATCATAAGCATCTTTACCAGCTTCTTCAAATAAGATATGTTCTATAACCATCTTCCCGGGCTTAAGCTTAGGATTATGTTTAAGAATCATATACATATAAAAACTTAACTGTAATGCATAATAGTTAAGATTACAATCATCCAGATGACTGAGTGGAGGAAGCATTCTATCACTAACTCCTTCCCAATTAATGTAAGACTCTGTTTTGATTTCTTTATTAGTTTTGTAATCATATATGTTGACCTTTCCATTAATTACTTCTATTCTATCCGCTTGACCACATAGCCCCGCACTCTTAAGATACGTCATATGCTCAGGATATATACCTTCTACAAGTTTTTGATCCGGTGCATTCTTAATTCCATCAATTTCAACAGGTTTAAAAATAGGTACTATACAACCATCTTTTTCTATGGTGCTACATGATGTATAAGCAAGCTCTCTTTGGTTATGATACCATGTACCAAGATTAACAGCTTTCTGTGATTCATTTCTCCAAGCTTCTTTCACATCTTCAGCTTGCATCCCGTACCACTTGCTTCTATTGTTCTTAATAGATTTCTCAGCTACAACATCTGGATCAAAAGGTTTTTTAAATTTAGATATAATACCTGTTACACTAACCCATGAGATGTTCTCACTAGGATCAATGCTGGTATAAGTATGTGTATCAGCTTTAAATAGTATTGCCATGATTTTCTAGTTTAGCATTCATATCATCTTCTTCTTCTTCTGTCATTACAGCAAACCATCTACCTTGTGGGCAGGATGAAGACATGCTATAAGTCTTATACTTAAGAGAGCAGCCGCAATCACCACAACAAGGCTGTGTACCTGGTATCTCACACTTAGATCCTTCTGAATCAAACAGAGGACAGGTCTTACATATCTCATTGCGCCAATAGGCAACACGCTTAATCTTCTTTCTAGTAAAGTAATAGTTAAGGACTCCTTCAAGAATGAGCCACTTATTCTCCCAGATTTTCTTTATTTTTTTGAGCATTGACCCTGTTTACTTTTAGTGTTATACCTTTTCTATTCTCTTGAACTATCATATCTTTGATTTTAGCTAGCTGTTCATGATTATGTAAAACAGCATCATACCTAGCAAAGGATTTAAACTCCTTGGGGTTTAAACTTTTAAGATGCACATGACTCTTTGCTAATACACGGTCTAACTTTTTCTCATTTATCATAAAATTTCCTAAGCCCTTTAATGAAAAATTAAAGTGTTCTTTGTTGGTCATTGCTTTCCTAAGGTATAGCCAGTAGTGCTGAACTATATCTTCTGTTAAAGCAGGATCATCAAACTTCTGACTGAACTCCTTCAGGAGTTCTTTCAACTTCTTTGGTTTCAACTCTTACAAATTTATAGTCCAATAATATGTTACCTTGTATCTGAATGTTTAGTTCCGGATTCAGTGTAATTGTCTTTCTATTCTTACCATT